AATGCCAGTGAGTAACTGATAAATTTCTCCATGGGAAATCCTCTCAGTATGCAACGCCATTATTTCCTCTGCCGTACTGATGTACTCTGTTGTAACTCCCCAGAATATCCGATAACCAATAGGGTCTGTTAAGTCTGGGTACACATGCGTTGGGTCATCCCATACGATAGTAGGAATAGTAGCCAGTAGGCCCATTTCTATTTGTTTTCTGAATCTGGTGGCATATTCAAGGTTTCCAGTGAGGTACTCAGTGGGTTTAAACCTCGTTATTCCGAAAGCATCAGAAACCTCAACGAGGAAATCTACTGCGGAAACAACCATGAAGCTACCATTTTCGAGGGAAATAGGCGTGGTCTCGAAAGGCTGAGCGTTTAGTAAATCCTCTGTAATATTTCGGGTCCATACATTAATGGGCTTGGTAACAGCTACGATACTTTTAGCCACCGAAATATCTTCCACGAAGCACACTTCCATGATAAAAGCGACCGCTTCTTTTTCAAAGCCGGTAGTATCTCCCAATATGAACCCTACTATCATATTACTTTGTTACTAAGGTTACACCACTAGGAATCTGAAAATCCATAGGAACTTCCACACTTTCACCCGGAAGAATTACCTTCAGTTCACCACCTACACGAATTTCGATCTTGCAGTGGCCATAGTTTTTGACCTCACTGACTTCTTTAGCTACCTTGGTAGCGATAATGATTTGCTTTGCCATGTTTTTTATTTTTATTTTTGTTCAAAGATAATAAATTTTCTACTATTCACGCAAAAGGAATTAAAAATCACCTGCGGTAGGCTCAGAATTAATTACAAGCTCTCTGATAAGTTCTACTTCCTCTGGAGTTCCTACATGAAGCCAAGGGGATAGTGTGAACTCAAAGTTTGTCTCAAATACTCCATCAGTACGTGGAATATCAGTAGACCTAATGGTAAAACCAACAACGTCTCCTACAGAGTCTTCGCCAGTGAGCTTCTTATCAAATAGGAATGCTTTTTTAGAGAGAAAGTTAGCGAGAAAATAGTCTTTCATCTTAATAAACTGTTTATACTCTTTAGAAGCAATGCTGACATCGTATACAAACTCCATCCATAAAGGATTTTGGTACAGATACGCAGTGAGTCCTTCGGTGTCGTATCCCTCAATGTACCCATGCAAATCAACCCACCAGTCTTCCTTTAGTGAGGGCATATCATCAGCTATAGCGATACAAGGGTAAATCTGGTTAGCATTTTCTTCCACATAGTCCTTACTGGACTTTTTGGTATACCTATCTTCTATAACCACTACCTCCCCCTCCGAATTTGGAACGGTTATCCCATGAAATAGCTTAAAAAACTCTATATTTACTTGCTCTATACTGGTTAGCATCTTATTAAAATTTTCGTTTGTACTGACGTCCAGATTTTTCAACAAAGGAAGCGATCCTATCCTCCAGTGAGGAGAAAGACCTTACCTTTTTCTTAGGAAGTGGCATCGTAGGCCTTTCTTCTTTCACACGTCTTCCCTTTTCCTTACCATTGGTAGTTCCATCACCGTAGTCATGTAGTCGGTCGTACCCAAGAGTAGCTTCAGCAGCAAGAACCTGGGCTCTGTTGAGACTGTTCTTCTTATCACGAAGTTCATCTCCCGCAGAAACTCTGGAAAACTTTTGGTCTTTGGCTCTACTTTCGTAGTACTGACTCCGCATAACGTAATTCCTAGTGTGACCTTTTACTGCAAAGGTTTTACCACTTTTACTTTTTCGGTTGTACCCTTTTACTGATATACTACTCATTTCTTCTTGAATTTAGGGTTCTCTGTAAAGGATTTAATGCGTTCTTTCGCAACCGGCTTAAACTCCTTGAATGTTTTTCGCCATACTGGTCTGGCCGGAATATGCTTGTCCTTTGTACCATACTCTTGTACAATGGCTATCTGTAAATTAGACAAGGAACTGTCATCTCGTGGGGTGTCCTCCACTGAAACGGTAGTTCCTTCTCTATAAATTGCATCAATAAGTTGTCCAGTTCCACCAACAAAAGGAACATCACTCCCTTTTTGCCTAACAGTACTATCTGCTAGTGAGAACCCAAACTTATTGGTTTCAATGTTATTGATTATTTCGTTTTTAAAATCTTCGGCGATTTCCTCTCCCAGAGTGGCCATGTCACTTTTGAAATCTTCGACTCTTGGTTTTTTAAATCCTGGTGGAGTCTTTAGCAGACTCTTTGGCATCCGTGGGAAAATCATTCGTCACCATCATCGTCCTTATCCTTGGCATAAGTACCAAAGAATTTGATTGGGTTTTCTGGGTCAGTGGTGATAGGTAATCTACCCTCACCAATTCCCCAAGATTGTAATTCTGGGCAACATTTTGAGTCACCTTTTGGTTGTTCTGTATCCTTTTTAGCCATGGTAGTAGTTTTTAGTACTCGTTGTTTTGATAGAACTCATAAACATCTTTGAACGTACTGTTGTTCTCGTGTTCCTTTCCTCCCATTCGGGAAGCGTATGCGGACTCATTCTCTTCACGAAAATTCATGGGAACCTCAGTAGCTCTCGGGATAGCAGAGGGAGGATACCTTTGGATAACAATCTTAGCATTATCTGGTAATTTGTTTTGGTCGTATTTATCTGACATAATCAACCTCCTTTTAAATCGTCCTTAATAAAAATTTGAAGTCCAATACAGCTATCGTATAGAGGTTCCAAGTAGTCAATCTTCTCAATAACTTGTACCCTATCAGCGAAGTGTACTTTTGTTTTATTCCAGTCAAGTTTAAAGTCACCTAGTACTGGGGCTAGTTGTAATGGAGAAATATAAATCACCCCATTTACTTCTTTAGACAGACCGAACTTATCCCTAGTCCTTGTGGGAATTTCCCTTTCATATAGCGCACGAAACGGATAGGTCTTACTAGCTCTGGGACTATCCCCTACAAAAGAGTCAATTGAAAATTCCTCAGTAGGAGCCGAATTAATCCGAACCACTTCAAGAGAAACCTCAAAAGGAGTACCCAAAATTTTCCGATAGAAAATAGATTGGTACCTTTTAAACTGAGCCAGTGTAAGTATCATACCTTATTAAGGTGTTTTTGAAATTATGCCCCTAGATAGTGGGGAAAGTGTAAACGGATAAGAATCATAGTAGCTACGGAAGTCTAACTCACGAGTAAGCTCGACGTGTCCTTGCATTACATTGTCTTTACGTAGAGAGTAATCTCCGAAAGTTTCCTCTAATAGTTGTCGTAGGTAAAGCATCAGCTTGTACCAAAAGGAGAACCTGTCTCCCCAAACATTATCAGAGCCAAGTCGATTAAAATCTTCTTGGAAGTATCCTTCGGAAGCGTTTTCTGTAATAGAAAAAACCGATCCAATTTGTACAGAGGTAGACACTGGTGCTGTGGCCATACTAGAACCAACGTAATCCGAACCGTCCGTAAATGATTGCCCAATACTCAAAGAAGCATTTTCATACATTCTCCTACGTTCAACAAGGGAATAGGCTACCCAAATTGCCATGTGTTGTTCACCTGGTCTTTGTAATAAATTTACGAGCGTGTCATTGGTCAAATCTACATTTCTAAGTTCAAGAACTTTCCAGTAGTACCAACCAATTTTTTCAACTATTTCTGTGTCTGAGAAAAAATATCTCCTAAACGCTGTATACGGTGTGTCTAGTGATACATTTGTAACTTTTACTAATGAACCTGACGGCTCAGTCCCTTTAAAATATGACGTGTATGCAACGATTATGTCGGCTTCAATTAGTGCGTTCAATAGACTTTCCATGGTTGGGAATTCTGAAAAGTCGAATACGATAGGTTCTACTGCGTGTTCTGCGGGTGTCACGGTATCAATAGATAGTCTCCCATAGACTACGACTCCATTGACGTCTTTTGTGTTGGGAATGATTGATATGGTTTTACCCGCAATCTGCTTTAAAGCAAAGGCGGGAATTATAAAGCGGTCGAAAGTCAACTCTCGCACCGCTGTTATAATTTCGTTCAAAGTTACTAGTCCTTGTGACATGTTAGTTTACTTAGTTTCTGTACGCTTTTTTACCATTTACGAGAATAGCAGCTACATCACCCGGTACTTCCAAGTCTTTGTTTTTGGCGAATTTGTAATTAATTCCACCAATGTAGCAGTCCACTTCATCTGTAGTATGGATGTTCACTTTTTTGGTAACCGCTTGTTTAGCGACTGCTTCTTTCACCACTGGAGTTTTTACCTCTGGTTGTTTAGCCGCCGGTTCGATTACTTCCGGTTTTTGATCTGTTTCTGGGGCGTCATTTGCTGTGGTATCGTTTGTACCAGTACCTTCACTTGCTGCTCCTGTGTTTACTTCATTTGCGCCATCTAACACCTCTGGTGCTTCTGGAACTTCAACTTTTTTTGCCATGCTTTCTACGAATTTTATTAATTAAAGATATTGATTTTCATAAGGCAAAGCCTTACTGCAATTAAGCAGTAAGAGCTTTGACGATATTTTTTTCTTCGATAACACCTGTTCCCCAGATACCGTACCATCCCAAAGTATGCTTACGTCCAAGTTCTACAACACCATCATCACGAAGTTCTACATCCAATGCAACACCCCATGCATAAGCATTTTCTCCGAAGAAAACTGCTTCATAGCCGGTAGTAGCAGAGAATCCAGTACCATATTTTGTGGTAATAGAAGCTGAATTTAAGATAGGCATCTGAGTTGACTCAATAAAGATACACCCTTCGTACATACCTACTTCACCGATATACAATTGTCTACGACCCATATAAGTGTTGGCATTAATCCAAGCAGCGTCATCACGAAGTTGTCTTAATTGGTGAGGGTGGGCGATACAAACATAGTAGTCTCCATTAATACGTGGAGCATTATGCGTAGCCAGAGTTTCAATAGCATCTTTTACAGTTTTGGTATTAAACACACTAGTAGAAGCAAAACTTCCGATAGCTG